CCTCGCTGTCGCCGCCACCCAGCCCAGCCAGCGGCCGACTGCTGACTGAGTCATGTCCTCCGCCAGCCAGTCCATGTCGAGTGACGTCCCGCGCAACCCCGACCACTACCACCCAAGCGATCACGCGGTCATCCGCAAGAAGGAACGCGGGATGCCGTGGGACGCGGTCGCGGACACACTCCGAACGGGCGAGGTGCGACACACCCACCGGTCGGACGTCAAAAAGTTCGTCGCCGACCTCTCGCAGACCGAGCGCCCGGTCGCAGTCGCGGCCAACATCAAGACGGGCGAGATCACGACCGTCTACTGGGAGGATGGGCAGACGAACTGGAGTGACGAGGAGCAACAGTGACACATGAGCTACGACCCTGCACCGACGACGACGAGACACGAAGTTAGCGCCTGCCAACTAACCGCCTCAAGCACACTCCGGATGAGTCTGCGCCTCTACAAGACGATCAAGGCGACGAGCAACCTCGCAGCGATTGCTGTCGCACTGTACGCGCTCGACCTCGGAGCCGACCCGACCGTCGTGTTCGTCATCGTCGGCGCGATCCTCGTCGGCCCGGAGGTGCTTGAATACGAGTGGGCCAACGGGAGTGCCAAAGACGATGAGTGACGACGACTCGTGGCTGAAACCCCGGAACTTCTTGACCGGGAGAGACGACGCAACCGTGTTCAACGTCTCGTTTCTCAGCAGACCGGCGGAGTGGCACGCTCTGTCGGTCGGCCTCGGCACGGGCATCATCACCGCACTGGCACTCGCGTTCGGCGTCGACCGCCTGCACGCCATCCTCGTCACCGTCGGCGGTGGGGGCCTCGTGGGCGTCGGGATGCTCCGGACACTCCGCGAGTCGGGCCACTGGCAGGACGTCCTCCGCGAGCCGGCCTACGCTGGCGGTGGCTACCTGCTCGGGCTCGTCGTCGGCCTCGGCATCGCCACGTGGCTGTCGTTCCTGACACTCGGCGGCCTATGATCCGGGCACTTGGCTACCCCATTGCCGACGGTATCATCAGTGGCCGCGACGAGGTGAATCACATTTGCGACGAGTGTGGGAGGCGCTTCGTCGGCATGAGTGCTTACGGCACGCACATGGTTCGGCATCACGGCGGCCTATGACAGACGAGCCGACCGACGCCGAGCAGGCACTCGACGACGCTCTCGACACGGTACTGGACCGCCTAGACGACCTCGACGACGAGCGATACTGCGCGGGCTTCGCGGACGCCGCCGTCGCACTACACCGCGAGACACTCGCTGAACTCGACACTCACCCTACCGAATGACAGACCTAGACCTCTCGGACGCCCCGCGACTGGCAGAGTTCCTCGACCAGCTCCCAGCGAGCACCGCCGCCATCGCCGACGCGATGGACGTCGCTCCGACGACCGTCGAGGGCTACCGCGACCGCCTGCAGGAGACCCACGACGTCGACCTGCGATACGACCGGAGTTCAAACGAGTGGTCCGCACCGGGCGTCGACACCGGCACGGACGACACTAACACCGACGAGACGCCCGACTGGCAGGAGACACCCGTCGCGGACGACACCGCCTCGGCACAGGACCTCACCGACCGCGAGCGATACGTCGCTCGGCAACTCCAGACCGGCGCGACGCCGGCAGAGTTGGCCGACGACCTCGACACCCGCGAGTCGGTGGTCACTCAGCACTTCCGCGACCTGCGCAAACGTGGCTGGCGCGTCTACCACGACGACACGGCCGACCTCGTCACCATCGAGGGTGAGCACGTCCTGCGCTCCTCAGAACACACTGGCACCCGGACGCGGAAGGCGAACCGCTGGTGGGAACTCCGACACAACGACCTCGTCCGCGAGTTCCGCGCCCTGGATACACCGACAGCCACCCTCGATGCCACGGACGGAAACGAGGACTGGGTCACACACGTCACGGACCTCCATGCAGGCGACCGCGTCCGGCGTGATGACGGCACACTGGTCTACGAAACTGACGAGATCCCGGCCGTCATCGACTACATCACCGAGCAGTCACTCTCGCTCGCCGAGAAGCACAACAGCACCTACGACACGGCACATCTGCTCTGGGGTGGCGACTTCGTCACCAACGAGGGCATCTACGAGGGGCAGTTCGAGGACTTGGACGCATGGCTGGACGAGCAACACGACATCCTCGTCGCGCCACTTATCCGACAACTCAAGGCGTTCGCCGAGGCGTTCCCCACGGTGCAGGTCATCGCACAGGTGGGCAACCACGGCCAACACCGGGCGAACGGGACGAGCCGACAGGCGAACGCGGACCTCATCCTCTACAAGCACATCCGGAACACGGTTGCCCACATCCGCGACCACACCGACGCACTGGACAACGTGGCGTTCCAGATTGGACAGGCCAAAGCGTTCCGGAACTTCGACCTGAGAGGTGGCGATCTGACGGGCCACCTGCGACACGGGCAACATCGGAAGCCGCAAGCCGAGACGTCCGCACGCAAGAAGGAGTGGCAGGGGACGCTCCTCGACCACGAGTTCGACCTCGCGTTCATGGGTCACTACCACATCTCCGGTCGCATCCCGTGGGATGGCCCGCCTGTCATCGTCTCACCGTCACCGAAGCCGGCCGGTGAGTTCGTCGAGCGTCTCGCCGGCCGCACGCCGAGTGAGTATCAGGGCGTCGCCACGGTGTGTGGTGTCTCCGACGACGGTCTGACGACGGTGTTCCCTGTGGACACCCGCAACTACGACCTAGACCCATGATGCGCATCGACGACACCGACCGTCTGTGGCAGTTCCGGACGGGCGACATCCACGTCTACGCTGGCGACGACGCCAAGCTCGCACTCTACGAGGTCGGCACGGACGCCGGCCTGTGGACCGACGAGGCACTCGACCTACGTGACTGGCGATGAGTGACCGCAAGACCATTTCCATGACCCACGAGGCGTTCGCAGCGGCCGACGCCGACCGACGCGACGGCGAGTCGTGGACGGACTACCTCCTGCGTGTCGCACAGCAGGACACGACCGAACACGGACCACAAACGGTCGCGGTCGAGAACGTGGACGAAATCGCGCTTCGGGCGGCCGACGAGGTCGAGAATCGCATGACACGACGCTGAACACGGACCACAAACGCCCATGCCCGAACTCACCTTCGACACCGGCCAGCCCGAGCACTTCATCGAGTGCACCAACGACGACTGTGATTACCGCATCGCGGCGTCACTCGCACATCTCGCGTTCGAAACTGGCTGTCCGGAGTGTGACTCCTAACCCATGACTGTCAACCCGTTCATCCGACTGCTCGAATCGCCTGTCGAGAGCATCACCGTTGCCGGCTACGCCTGCCTCCTACTGGCGGCCCTCGTCGTGAGTGTGTGGGCGTTCTGGACGAACACTCTCGAACTCACCACGCGGTGGGCCGACCGCCAGTGGCAGTACCGCGTCCCGGCTCCGTTCGCCGCGCGTGTCGCCCTCGGCGTCGGCATCCTCGGCGTGGACCTCCTGCTCGTTGCGACCATCATACACATCATCACGTAGACCCATGACTGACGACGAGACAGACACCTGCGGACACCCAACCGCGAACGGAGAGCCGTGTCAGAACCCTGCGAGTGACGGCGACTCGTGCTGGCTCCCGGCACACGGTGGGAGTGCCGAGTCGAACGGTGGCGCACCCTCGAAGTTCAACGACGAGCGCGCACAGGACGTCCTCGACGCCGCCGAGACGGGCGTGAGTCAGGCAGGATGTGCCCGTGCCGCTGGCGTCGACGAGGCGACCCTCCGCGACTGGCTTGACAAACACGCCGAGTTCGCCCGAGCCTTCGCCCGCGCCCGCGCTCGTGGCGAGCAGGAACTCGCAGTCGATGCTCTGGACGGCGAGGTGGACTCGTCGATGGCACGATTCTTACTCAAGACGTCGTTCGGCTACGTCGAGACCGAGCGCCGGGAGATCGACGCGGACGTCACCCACGATGGCGACCTCCTCGCCGAGTTCGAGTGACACATGAGCACCGACACCGCTGGCCCGTATCCGGGCATCGGCTTTTCACCCTACGCCGAACAGCGCGAAGTGGCCGAGTCAGACACCCGCTTCCGCGTCGTGGCCGCTGGCCGGCGGTCGGGGAAGACGACACTCGCGGCCGCCGAGACAGTCTACCGCGCCCTGCGTGGCGGGCCGGACTGGCACGGCGCGTGGGTGACGCCGTCCCACCAGATCAGCGAGACGGGCTTCACGACCATCGACCAGGCGGTGTCGGACGACGCGATCCGCAAGAGCAAGTCATCGGCTCCGTTCCGCCACGTATTCGCCAACAGCGCGCGACTGGACTACCTCACCGTCGACGGTGACGCCAACGTGTCGTTCGGCTTCAACTGGATCTGCTTCGACGAGACTGCGAAAGGCATCCCGACGCGGGCGTGGGAGCAAGACCTCCGGCCGACGCTGTCGGACACGGGTGGTGAGGCGATGTTCATCTCGACGCCGGATGGCCGAGAGTTGTTCCACGACGTCTGGAGTCGCGGGCAGTCCGACGACCACCCTGAGTACGCATCGTGGCGGTGGCCGACCTACGCCAACCCGCACGTCCCTGACGCGGAGGTGGACACGGCCCGCGAGCAACTGCCGGATCGCATCTTCCGACAGGAGTACCTCGCGGAGTTCCTCGACGACACGGGCGGCGTGTTCGACGTCGACGCCGCACGGGCTGACTACAGACTACCGAGTGGTGTCGACCCACTGGACGACAGCACACCACCGTATCGCGTGGCGGCAGACCTCGCCCGGTCGGAGGACTACCTCGCTATCGTCTCACTGGACGCGACGGGGCGGGTGGCACACCTCACCCGAGAGCGTGACCTGTCGTGGCCGGCGATCCAGCGCCGCATCGAGCAGGTGGCCGACGCCCACGGTGACGCGCCGGTCGCCATCGACGCGACGCGAGACAACAAGCTCGTGTCGGACCTGGAGAGCGCGGGCGTGGACATCCGGCCGGTGACGTTCAGTTCCCAGCGGAAACAAGCACTCGTCGAGAACCTCGCGGCAGGCATGGAAGCCGGCGAGGTGACGGTGCCGGCGGACACGATGCTAGCGACGGAACTCGGTGTCTTTGAATACACCTCCACCCGCGCCGGGAACGTCCGGTACGGCGCGCCCGACGGCCACCACGACGACACGGTCGACGCGCTGGCGATGGCGTATGATCTCCGCGAGACGGGTATCGCCACGGCTACGGTCGACTTCGGCACGACTGACGACGACGAGGATGATGAGGACGACGTCCAGACAGTGGGCGACGTCCTGCCGGGGCTGTGACCCATGCATCCACGCAAGCACCGCCGGCGACTCCTCCGGGCGACCAACCCCGAGTGGCAGACGGTCCAGTCCAGCAACGTCCACAGCGCGCTGTACGCGCCTGACACGCTGGACTTCTACGTCCGGTTCCTGCGCCCCGGCCCGGACGACATCTACGTCTACCCTGGCCGCGAGTATCAGGAGTGGGCGGACTTCCTGAACGCAGCGAGTAAGGGTGGCTGGATCTGGTCAAACCCCATCGACGGGTCGTGGCCGTTCGAGCAACTGACGACGCGGGCGTGGCGCGACCTCTCCCGCGAGGACGTGCCCGACGAGAACAAGCGGGCGTTCATGTTCTGAGACTTCACCCATGATAGACACAGGCATCTTCGAGCAGGCGCTCGCCGAACACCGGGCGCGGAAGGCACAGGCAAAGCAGGACGCCCCGAGCGACGCACGCGGCGAGACGACCGTCGGGGCGGAGACGGTCGACCTCGGCGATGCGGACACGACCGGCCCTGTCGGTGACACGTTCCTCGGCGCGTCGAATCTGAACGGCGTCCCGCGTGGCACGGAGGCATACGAGGCGCGGCAGATCGCCCAGTCTGCGCCGTTCCAGAGCATCCTGAACGCCATCAACGACCAACTACTCGGCGGCGAACTCGCGTTCCCCAGCGATGACGACGACGTCGACCAAGCCGAAGCGGACCTCAAGACACTCGTCGGAGACGTCCTGCGCGGCCCACACCACGGCGAGGACGACATTGGCGACCTTGTCTCGGCGTGGGTGGCGGACATGGCGACCGTCGGCGATGCGTTCGCGGAGTTCATCGCGCCGGCGTCGGGCGACCTACCGTTCGTGGCGCTCAAGACCGTCGACGCGCTGACCATGCGGTATCACGTCGACGACTCGGGTGACTTCAACGAGCCGGCGTTCTACCAGGCACCCATCCGATCGGGCGACGGCTCGGCGTTCGTCTCGGTCGGGCAACAGCAGGTGACGCCGCTGGAGCGCGACCAGATGCTGCACATGAAGTGGCCGGGCAGTAACCGGAGCCACGACCTGTACCCACTCGCACCGGCCCTGCAGGTCAAGAGCTGGCTGACGATGCTCGCCGACTCGACGACGCATCACGGCCGGTACTACTCCGACAACGAACTGCCGGTCGGCATGATCACGTCGATGGACTCCTCGACGAGTGACGTCGAACGCATCCGCGATGAGTTGCAGGCGGCGAAGGGAGACCCGCGCAAGGCAGCCATCGTCGGCACCAACGCCAACTGGGTCGAGGTGGGTGGCAGTGCGGTGGATCTGAACGTCATCGAAGAACAGGAGTGGTTCTACCGACTCGTCGCCGCCGCGTTCGGCATCTCGCCACAGGAACTCGGGCTCATCGAGGACGTCAACCGGTCGACAGCCGAGAGTCAGGAGTCCATCACCCACAAGCGCGTGACGTCGAAGGTCGCCAACACCATCGGGCAGGCACTCACCCAGCAGGCACTCCCGAAGTTCGACCTGTGGACCCAGTTGGACGCGCCCTTCCGCATCGAGTGGCGGTTCTCCGACCCGGCACAGGAACGCGCTCAGGAGGCACACGCCCGCGAGCAGTATCAGGCCGGGCTCATGACCTATCGGGAGTACCGTGAGGCAGTGGGCGACGACATGAGCGAGGCGGACACGACGGTCCTCATCAACGGCGAGGAGATCGACTATGGCGCGTATCCGAAACCTGTGGTGGAGAGCCTCCTCGTCGACGCGCGGAACAACGACCCGCCGGGCGCAGGCGGCGCGCCGGACGCATAGGCTGGCGACACACCGATGACGCCTCGCCGGGGCCGAGACCCAGACACCGGCTGAGACTTCTCACAATCCATGCCAGATGACCAGACCCGACAGCATCGCACACACGACGCCGCACCGGAGACGGTGCGCCTCGTGGACGACGACACGGACGACGGCCTGTTCCGCGTCCGGATGCCCATCACGTCGACCGGCGAGGCCCGCGACGGCGTCGCTTTCGAGCGATCGAAGATCGAGGGCTTCCGTGACCAGATCGCCGGCGAGTCGGTCCCGGCGTTCTTGAACCACGGCCGCAACCCCGCCCGGCCGCGCTACGGTGCCGGCGGCAAGATCGGCTACCTCGCCAACCCGTCGCTGGAGGGCCGCGAGGGACGCACCGACCTCGATGCGGACTTCGTGGTGCTCGACCCTGACAGCCTGCCCGACGACGTCGGCCCGGTGCGCGGGCAACTCCAGATGCTCCGGGCGCAGGCCGAAGCGGGCGTGCCACTCGCCTGCTCCATCGGCTGGTCCGACGACACAGGCGACCGCGACCTGCCCGGTGGGTCGGACTTGCTGGAAGTGAGCGTCGTCGGCATCCCGTCGGACCCCAACACGACGACGGCCGGCGCGGACACCGAAGCACTCGCCCGCGCTGTCGACACGGCGTCGGACGGCTTCGACCCGGAGGCGTTCGTCCGGACGTACCGGAAACACCGCGACGTCCGCGACACCTACGCCGTCGGCGACGACGGCGTGGAGATCGACATCACGCCACCCGAGGCGATGGAGAACGCGGCCGCCCTCGCACTGTCGAAGGCGCAGGAGGGACTCGGCGAAGACTGTGGCACGGGCGTCGGGACCGACCGCGCCCAGCAGATCGTCAACGACGATGTCGGCCCGGACGTCATCGACGAGGTGGCATCGTATCTGACGAGCCACGCAGAGGACGTCACCGCCGATGGCCCGCCATCTGACTGGTCCGACGAGGAGTGGGACGACTGCGGCAACCTGCAGTATGCGAAGTGGGGTGGCACCGGCAGTGGCGAGCAGATGGAGTGGGCGCAGGGCAAGGCCAACGAGGTGGCCGAGGCGCGCGGCGAGGAGCTGCCATACCCCGAGCGTGCGGCCCGCAACCTCGACGACCCGGCGTTCAGCCCTGGCGATGCCGTGATGTGGACGTGGCAGGACGAACCCGTCCACGGCCGCGTCAACGACGTCCACGAGGAGCACACGCCGCCCGCCGCCGATGAGCCCATCACGGGCGAGGATGGCGAGGCTGTCTACAGCATCTACGAGTTCGACGAGGCGACTGGCGAACTGGCAGACGAGCCGAACGTCGCCAAACCCGAGTCGTCACTCGACGACTCGACCGCAGACATCCCGACCCGTGACATGACAGACACTGACGAGTCCGGCGAGCAGTCGGAAACTGACGATCGAGACGAACAGCCCGACGTCCGCACTCTGGTCCGCGAGATGGAGGAGAAGATGGACGAGATGCGCGAGATGATCGACGAGAACACTCGTCTCACCCGCGAGATGCACGAGGAGATGTACGGCGAAGAAAATGCCGACAACTCCGAGGACATGGACGAGGGTGAAGACGACGAGGACGAGGACGGCGAGAACAGCGCCGCCGACGAGCACAGCGACGAGCGAATGGTGACGGTCGACGGCGAGGAGAAACCCGCCAGCGAGGCACTCGCAGACCTGCGCTCGCAGGTAGACGACGCCGAGGCGGGCGATGCGGAAACGTCCGACCGCGCAGACACTGGCGACGAGGATGTGTCCGAGGTGGACGGCGAGAACAGCACGACAAGCGGCTTCGGTTTCGCGGCGATGGAGGACAACTGACATGAGTGTCAACCCCGAGAACATCAACAAGACGGCACGAGACCTCGTCCACGGGCGGGCGATGCAGAACAGCGACAACGCGGACCTGCTGTACCGGACGGCAGAAGCGTGGGACCTCCCTCAGAAGCTGACGCGCGACGGGATGCTCGTCGACATCAGCCGGGCGAAGGACCTCGCCAAGGACAAAGAGAAGTTCCGCGAGGCGTTCGGTCACTCTCACCCGATGGTGGCCGCAACCCTCGCCGGCGAGGGCTACGAGAAGGGCCGTGACGCGGGCGTCGACGACGTCCTCGAACGGTCAGCCGGTGTCGATAACGAGCGTGCCGGCCCCGTGGACGCCAACACGGTGCAGGCGGCCGTCCCCATCGAGGTGGACCCGCTGTACGTCGACATCCAGCAGAACGAGGCTCCGTTCCTCGACCTCGTGCAGTTCGAGGGGCAGAACGGCTTCACGGCACAGTACAACGCGATCGTCGACCGCGCGCCGCCCATCGGTCGCGTCGACGAAACCGACTCGCTGGACCTATCGGATAACTCCAAGGGTGACTACGACCTCGGAACGCAGTCCGAAGACATGAAGATCTACGTGGACCAGATCGAAGTGTCCACGTTCACCCAGCAGGCGACCGACAGCCTCGGCAGCGGGTCGCTCGACGTCACCGAGACGGCGACCGGCCAGCGCCTCGCCGTCCACGCTCGGTACACGGCCGGCGAGATGCTCTACGGCGACCCCGGCATCAAGTCTGACGGGTCGATTCAGGGCGACAACGCCGCACCCGGTCTCGCCCGCATCGCAACCGACCGCGACAGTAACGGTGACGAGTCCTTCTCGCACGTCAAGGACAAGAGTGGGTTCTCCGGTAGTGGCGACCAGCCGCTGCTGGAGGATCTCAAGAGCGAACTGACGGAACTCGTCACGAACACGGGCGCATCCTACAGCGACATCGGAATCGTCACGTCCGGCGAGTTCTTCGACACGCTCGAAAACGAGGGCAACGCCGTCACGCGGCTCGGTTCCTTCGACGAGGGGATGAACTTCGGCGGTCGACAGATCAACCTCAAGCAGGACGTCCCGGTTAACGAGATCCGGGCTGTCGGCCGCACCGAGCACGGGCAGTACGACTACAACGGCACGGGTGACACGCCGGCTGGGAACTTCGACCCCGACCCCGGCGACGTGTTCTTCTACGACCGGAGCACGTTCCGGCACCGTCAGCTGGCTCCGCTGTCGACGGTCCCGCTGGGCCGCGACGGCCTCGCGGACAAGGTGGCGATGTACGAGTTCTCGACGAACATCGACAAGTCGCTCGGTGCCCACACCAAGTACCTGCAGGGCTACCCGACGGCGTGAGGTGAGCCAGCGTGAAGCATCCGCTGGCGGAGCGTGACGCCGGGGCAGTCCCGGCGGCGGTCGCGTTTGGCACCGAGGAGTACGCGGTCGTGGACGGCACCATCCAGTGCCCTGACGACGTCGCTGACGCTCTGCGTGACCACTACGCCGACCGCTACGAGTGGTATGAGGCCGACACCACCGACACCTGCGACGCGGTCAAGACCGATGGCGAGGTGTGCGGCCGCGACCTGCCGTGCCCGTATCACACTGACGAGGAGACGTAACTCATGCCCGACGGCTACTGCGAGGTCGCGGACGTCCGGCAGGTACTCCAAGAGGCAGAGTTCACGGGCGCGCTCGGACAGGACCCGACCCTCGTCGAGTCGGCTATTACGGCACAGTCCGAGTGGCTGCGCGAGCAGTCCGGTCGACACTGGTACGACCCGAGCGCCGGCAGTGGATCGCTCCTGCCGACGGAGACGGTGACGGCGACAGAGATGCGGTACGACGTGCCGAGCAGTCCGCACCCGCAGGACCGGCAACAGTACCGCCACGACGCCGGCCGCTACCCGACGAGCACGGACGGGCCGTATGTCCGCGTCGGGCTAGACCACCACAACGTGACGACGCTGTCGGCGCTGCGGGTGCGTGATGCGTCGGGCGACGTCACCGACTGGACCACAACGGCGGACAAGGTGGAGGGGCGCGGCGAGGATTACTACCTCGCCACGCCGACCGACGCCGGCAAAGCCGGGCAGACGCGGCTGTACGTCCACGAGGCGTCGCTCCCGCGTGCCGTCGACTACGCCGGGATGCTCACACTCGACTACGAGTACGGCCGTGACGAGGTGCCCGAGACGATCCGCCGGGCCGTGGCGTTCCGCGCGGCGGCCGAACTCGTCATCGACGACGAGTTCAGCGTCTCCATCCCCGACAACGGCCAACTCGTAGGCGTCCAGACTAAGGCCCAGCAGTTCAGAGATCGCGCAGCCGACCTACTCGACCCGTACATGACTGTCGCGGTGGCGTGACATGGCGACACTCGACAGCGACTTCGAGGACTCACTCCGCGAGGCCGTCCTTGACGACATCCAACAGCAGGCGACCGCGTCGGACGGCTACATCCAGACGACCGTCGCCAAGATGGATGCCCTGCTGGCGGCCTACGGCCGGCGGCACGACTACGACGTCGGTCCTGTCATCGAGTCTCGGACGGAGCCGGCCATCACCCGCGACCGGACCAGTATCCGGGCGTTCTGGGGCTACTACCACCCCGCCGCGCGACCGATGGCGTTCGGGACCTCGGACCACACGGTGGACGGCGACCCGGTGCTGACGTTCGTGTGGGAGGACCCGCCGCAGTGGGTCACCGAGGAGTTCGAGCAGGAGGGCGACGGCTACCGTGTGTTCTTCTCGTCGGTGGACGTCAGCGGCCTGCCGGCCGGCCGGTTCGTGCGTGATGGACTTGCAGACCTCAGACGGAGACTCCAACGATGACACATCCAGCAGTGGCGTTCGTCCTCGACGCGGTCGCACAGTCCTGGCCGACCGGCAACTTCGCCGACATCCCGGCCGTGCGCGTCGACCGCGACAACTCGCGTGTGTTCGACGGCGACGGGGCGATCGACCTCTCGCAGTCCACGCGGCAGAACACCGAGCAACTCCGCGACTCCAACGTTATCGGCGCGGCGGTCACGGGCACCGACGAGCAACCCATCGGCACCGAGTTCGACCTGCAAAAGGAGACCGCCGTCTCGCTCCGTGTCGAAGGGTTGTCGGCCGACGAGTGGGGTTACGTCGACAGTGAGGCGACCTACCCACCTGCCTCGGACGCCGACTCTGTGCCGTGGCACGAGTTCACCCGCGACCTGCGCCGGGCGGTCTACGCCGGGCGAAAGTTCCCGCAGGTGGGCGAGCAGAGCACGAATTACACGCACCTGACGGTCGAGAACGTCGTGCCGGACGCGTCGGCATATCACGACTACTATCGGTTCGAGGCGGACGTCCGCTTCGACGGCTTCGAGATACTGCCCTGACGCTCGCAGTTTTTTCAGTACACGATCCAGACCAGACCATGATTCAGATACTCAGCAGTAGCGGAGGCACAGCATGACGGGCGGCGGCAGTGGCGAACTCGCGTTCGCACTCGAACCGTCGCTGTTCACCGACCCCGAGACCGGCAGTCCGAGCTACTTCGAGTTCGGCGTCAACGCGCAGATCACCGATGTCTCGCTG